TCGCCTCTCGGATCATCCGGCGGCCGGTATCCTGCGGCCGCTGGATAGTAAGCGGATTGCCCATTGGTTAACCTCCTGTAAGCGTGTGATCCGATGAGAACCCGTAAGCCCCGGCTCGCGCCGGAGCTTGCGAATCTCACCCGACGTGGAGCGACGAGAGGATGGCGGCGAGAAACGTTGCCTCTCCCTTGGTCACGGGGATAGTCGGATCGTTGGGGACGAGCGTAAACCGTTTGCCGCTCGTCCGGACGACGTAGGCTCCGATGCGCTGCCCGCCGTCGGCGAGCATGCGGGCCTGGAGTGCTGCGCGGTCGTCCGCTTTGCTCTCGACGAGCTGCGCCTTCAGGTTCTTGACTTCGGCGCGCTTGACCTTGAGTTCCGCGCGAATCAGGGAGCGGAGGTTTGCGGCTTCCGTCCTGGCGTTGACGATGTCGGTATAGGTGACGCTCATGGTGCTTGCTCCTTTCGTGGCTCGGGCCGTCTCGTCCGAACGGTAAGGACAACGCATAGCCTATGCCACGTGCCTAGGCTAGGATGCCACGGGAGCTAAGTCACCGGCTTGCAATGCGTTGCCGACTTGCGGTAGACTTACGATGGCTCGAGGGTGCACGATATGGGTTAGTCGCGGGACGGCCCGGCGCGGGACGATTGAGCGTAAGTGTACCGGGAATCAATAGGTTAGACGGAATGCACCGAATCGGGTAGCGAGTGCACCATATGGGTTGAGGTTGTATGAAACAAAATGTTTCAGCGAAGCGCGGGCCAGGGAGGCCGAAGGGAAGCAAGAACAAGCCGAAGACGGTAACGGTGCGGCCCGAGCTGGCCGGAGCGGACGGAAGCTATCAAACTGATAGCAGGGCGGCGAGCAGAGCGCACCTATTCCAGCCCGGACAGAGCGGTAATCCCGGCGGACGGCCCAAGGGCTATGTGGGGTTCACGAAGGCCTACACGGACGTCTCAGCGCTGCCAGAGGCCGACCTGGAACTGGTGTCGGGCGGCAAGTTCCCGGCGACGTGGCCGCATCCGCGCTCCGTCCAGTATCAGGTCGCGGCTCGCGCCTACCAAAAGATGCTGCGTGAGTCCCCTCCCGCCCTACTGAGCGAGGTCGCCGACCGGTCAGACGGCAAGGTTCCGCAGGTTGTTCGCCAGAGTGTTGAGCTGCAAGGCATTATCGCCCTACCCGCCCCTCCGGCCGGCGTCGCATGGACGCAGGTCATCGACGCGCATCTCATCGACCGCCTCGCGCTGCCTCCGGCCGAGGACGCCTAACCCATTGGACGCAGCAGGGTTAGCGGATCGGATGTCGCTTTCACGCAAATGCGACATCGCGAGGCGGACGACGGGACGGCGGAACGGAGCGGCCCCCATGTCGCAGCGCATAATGCGCGGCGCGGTTCGCATCCGCCGCGACCCCCGGCAGCAACTTTGGCGCTCGACGGGTCCCAACCTACCCCGCAGGTACGGGTAGTCGGTCTCTTCCCCCTCGGTCCCCAACAGGAGGCCCCATGTCCTACGGCTCCGCCAGCGTCCCCGTGGCCATCCTTCGCCGTGAGCCATATAACGGTAGGATCTCTTGCCGCTGGGCCAAGCGCTGCTCGGTGAAGCAGCTCCGCCTCTCCTGGCGTCGTCTCGGCGAGTGGGCGGCTACGCGCTACCGCTACCGGCCGTACTATAACTAGCCCCCCCCCATTTTCCCAGCCGCCGCAACCCGCATGCACCTCGCTGATTTTTTTTGCGAGCAGCAAATACCCAGAAAGGAGCCCACATGCTATTCCAGCCCCCGTAGCTCAACGGCAGAGCCCCGGCCGGGCCGGACGACCCAGGTTCGACTCCTGGCGGGAGACCCAGCTAATCGGCCACATGAACCATCTTCCCGGTCAGCCGCTCGCGAGGGCGGTTTTCTCGTCTCTGCGGCCCATTCCCATGCTATACTACGCAGCCAAGGAGGCCGCGTGGCAGAAGAAGACATCCAGCTCAAGATCATGCCAGTGCCGCCGTGTAGCGCCGTGGCGAACATGTACGGCAGTATCGAGCGCTACGGCAACACCGGGTACTCGTCCTACTTCAAGCCGTCCAAGAAGCACCAGGCGACTGCGGCCATGGCTGCGCTCGAGGCTGCCATGGCGGCCGACACGAAGCAGCACGAGGCAAACGTGCCGGCCATCGAGAACAACCGGCGCATCGCCGCGCTCATCGAGTCCACGATGACCGGACTCGGTATCCCGAAGCAGTACCAGGAGGTCGACGAGAAAAGCCGGTCGCGCTACACCAAGTACCATACCGTCCCGGCAGGCTGGGTGCGCGACACGACCCGCTTCGTGCATACCACCGACGGCTGGCCGGTTAGTCAGCGCTACGAATCCCTCAAACGCGAATTCGCTGCGAAGCTGGCGGAGGCCGAGCGCGACGAGAAGCAGGCCGCGGCCAAGGCGGAAGCGGATGCTGCGGCGGCCAAGAAAAGGCGCGAGTCGGACCTCAGGCTGCTCGCCATCTGCCAGCGCTATGGGCTCGAGCCGGGCACAGACTACAACGACGCGCTCGACGCTATCCGCAAGACGAACCAGCGGCTAGACCTGGCGCTGGCCATGCTCGACACGAGAATGGACTGGAGCGAGGGCTGCTATCGGGTCGAGGACGCGTTGGCAAGGTTCAAGGTGGAGACGGACGAGGACGCGAAAATCCAGGCATCAGCCGAGTCTGGCTGCGAAGAGTTTGAGGATGGGCGCGTCTTTCGGGACTGCGTGTGGGGCTACGACCGCATCTTCGCCACGCTCGACAAGCAGCTCTACGACGACGCGATGCTTCTCCACAACAACACCAGCAGCTCCTAACTCCCCGGTCAGCGCTCCCCTCGCTGGCCCATTGGGCGGCTGACTCCGCGATCCCTCGCGCTGAGCCGGCCGCCCGTTTTCTTGTTCAGCGCAAGCCACCCCAAGCCGAATAGCCCATAGACAGCAAAGCCGGCGGGATCTCTCCTGCCGGCCTCGCCATGCCCATGTCGGCGCGCCTACGTCGGGTCCCTCTCCAGCCTCCCCCTTCTCCGCCAAGGCAGCCCCCATCTCCGTGTGGCTACTCACCGTCCCCATTGGCGGCGTAACGGCGCAGACGACCTTGTAGCGGCGCAGCTCTGGGTTGGGCTGGATGACGTGCCACATGGGCTCGCTCATACAGGCAGCCCCGACACCATCCCAAGCGGGACCACTCTAGGTGTCCCCCCCCTCTCGGCGTGCGGTGTCTCGTGGACGCGCACGCCCATGAAGTACGGGGCCATACACGGCTGGTCCCGTTCTAGCCCCGTCGCCTCGCGGATAGCGGCGATGTCGTCCGGGTGCAACACGATCTCCCAGCGCTCTGGATCGTGTTTGTCTAGCGCTAGTTTGATCGCTGCCACGGCGGCGTGGATTGCGTCGAGCGTGCCGTTCATATCCCCTCCCCGGCAACCCTTGCCGCGTGCTCCTTGGTGAACTCCTCGCCCCTGTGCTTGGCATCGCAAGACAACGCCGCAAGCTCCAGGACGTACCTGTCTGTACACGTCCAGCACAGCTCGTACGATCCCACCGAGACCAGCGCGTATACAGTCCTGCCGCACTCGGCGCAGTCGTACCCGTTGTCGTCGCAGATGATGCCTGCCATCAGCCCGCCGCCGCGTTAGGCCGCAACCCCGCCGCATACGGCACCCTAACGTAGAACACGTACTTCAGCGGGCCAACCCCATCCCTCCCGTAGATCGGGAACAGCGGGCCGACAAGTTCGCCAGCCGCGTCGTGGCGCAGCCCAACGATGTCGACGCCGGCCGCCTCAAGCGTCTCTAGACTGCACAGTACCGCGTTGTAGTGGTCGCGGTTGACTTCTATGGCCACGCACATGCTTGGTTCATTCATCTCCCCGTCTCCTTGAACTGCCGAAGCCGCTTCAGCGCGCCCGTACTGTTCCGCTCGGCATCGATGGCTGACTGCCGCAGCTTAGCCTCTAGCGCCAGCTCAACCGTCTTCTGGCCTACCTCGAGCGCGCATTCTGGGCATAGGTCGTACGTATCGTCATAGACGAGCACGTCCGTCCTGGCGAAACAGCGGCCGCATTCGTGCGGGCCGTTGCTATCGAAGATGTGTAACTGGTACGACTGCGCCGCTAGGCTCATCACGCCGACCTCCCATAATTCACCCGCTCGGCGTATACGCGACCCAGCCTCTCGCGCAGCTTAACCGCCCGATCCAAGCACCTCATGATCGCCTCCGTCTCGTACAGCGCAGAGCGGTCTTCACTGGCGACCAGTTCAACCGCCCTCATCGCGTCCGATACGGCCCAGAGCAGGGTGGCGAACGCCTCCCGTTCCGGCGTACGCGGCGGGTCGTGCTCGGACTGCCGCGCCAGCTCAGCCTCCATCTGGTTGGCCATATCGCTTACCTTGTTGTACGCGTAGTCGTAATGGCCTCCGCTCATACTCCCCTCCCGCCAGCCTCAAACGCGGCCAGCTCTGTTGCTAGCTTCTCCTGCTCAATGTCGACCGCCTCCCAGTCGGTGAAGAGCTGGTTACCCATCTCCCTCGCGTACTTCGCATGGACCTCACGGGTGAAGCGGACGTGCGCGTCGAACACCTTCCAGAAGTCCGCCCCGTCCACGTCGAGGCAGTCGTTAATGATGTCTAGGGCCGGCCTCCCTGGCGCCTCGTGCATCATGGCGCAACCCCCTCGTCCCATTCGTAGGTATCCGGCCCGTCCTCGCCAGCCTTGGCGCGCTTGACCACCTCGTCGTACTCGCTCATGTCGCCGTCATCATCCGTCAGGAGCGCGCGGACTATCTGGTCGATCACCCACGCCTTATGGTGGCCCCCGTCGATCCCGCCGTAACACACGGCCACACGAACAGCCTTCGTGATCCTAGCCGCGTACCCGCACGTCGGGCATGTGCGCAGGTTGCCGTGTCTATCGAGGCTCATGCTCGAGGCTCTCAATACAAGCCGCGATAGCCGCATCGCGCTGGTCTTTCCCAACACCAATCAGGCCGTACCCTGCGAGGTCAGAATACGGACTCTCCTCGTCGTCAGGGGCTCCGGTGGCCACCCGCACCACCTTGTCCAGGATGCGCACCAGCAGGAGCACGTCGTCGTAGGCCGACACCGGAATGCCGTCCGGGAAGATGACGCGGAACATGGCGCCAGTCTTCCCGGCGGAATCTCCGTACTTGCGGTTCTTGTCTGCCGTTTTGGCGCCGATCTCTGCGCCGATTGCCTTGAAGTCGGGAGTCATCGCGCCACCGCCTTGAACTGCGGGCACTCCCGCGACGAGCGCATGAAGTCGCGGAACTGGCTCTCCGGCGTGATCCCAAACTGCACACGCCACTTGCCCCTACTGCACCATATCTCCATGTCTGACCCCGGTGTGTATTCGGAGTAGCCGGCGTCACCCGGCCAGAAGCCGAAGTGGCAGCAGTTGACGCAGCACGAGTCGTCGATCATTCCCCCTCCTCGAGCACGATCCGGAACTTGCGCTTCCGCCCGCTCGGCGAATGGAACGCCAGCGGGTGTGAGAGCAGCTCGGAGATCGTCTCGTGCAGCTCGTCGTTCTTGCTGTAGCCGACGACGAGCGTGTTGCTCCTGAAGTCGATGCACTTGAGGTATAGCTCAGTCTTCGGCATCTTCCCCTCCGACCGGATACTCGAACTCGACTTCCCTCACGATCACCCGTCCTCCCGTCTCGCCGATCCATTCTTGAGACTCGGCGTCAAAGATGGCCACGCCAAGGATGTTCTCCGTTGCCGTTAGCGCGATCTTCCCGGCCTCGTACCGCTCCGAGCCGGCGCCCTGGATCTCGGGGCGGCCGTGGTCTGGGACGTAGATGACTACGAAGCAGGAGAGGGTGGTCAGACGAACTCCACCACCCTGCCGTCGATAGCGGTGGCGGCGGGCTTCTTCTCCCGACCCTTCAGCACGACGGCGCGGGCCTCGTGGTATTCGGCCTGGCGGCGGTGCTCTTTGGCCTGGCTCATGTGGTAGCCGATGGACCACGAGATCTTGCTGACGGTGGACTTGCCGGCGCTGTCGGAGCACTTGGCGTTGTACTCGTCAGCCTCCGCCTTAATGACTGCGGCTCGGGCCATCGCGGACGCGGCGTCGGCGAAGACGTTCTCCGGGGCGAGGCAGCGCCAGGAGTTCGGCGTGATCCATGTCTTGTACTCGACCTTCCGCACCAGGCCGTCATCGACGACGACCCCCTCGATGACCACATGCTCCGCCTTGGCCACGCGGTGATACTCCGTGACCCAGCCGCGGGGGCCATCGTATCCGCGGCCGCAGTATTCGCACGGCGTCTCAACTACGGAGTCGTCGCCAAGGACGACCTGGACCGCCCGCTTGCCGAAGCAGACGGGGCAGGGCACGTGGACCTCCTCGTTGCCGTAGGTGGCTACGTAGACGGTGTCGCCGCGCTTAAACTCGGTGGTGTCGGTCACGTATGGGCTCCCCTTTCCTGCCCATGATACCACTGGATGGCTAGGGTGGGTAGGGTATTCGTGGTGTCTCATTTTGAGACTGAGTGTGGCGCCGGTGCAACACTACTGTGGCGTTCGTGCAACACTTTCGCGTTTTTTGGCCGGCGTCGTGTGTAGCACTGGCACCTCGCTTGACTCGCCTACGCCTCGTAGGTATTATGGTCAGCGGCAAGATGCGGGGGTGCCCTAGGCTCGAGGGGTCCCGCACCAGCGGCCTTCCGGGGCAGCGCTTCATACTGTCCCTGCGGGGTTGTTTGACAGCTAGGAGGGGGGCCAGTCAGGACCCCCGAAGTGAAGTGAGTTAGTCCGGGCTCTGATTGCCTGTAACTCGCAGCGATGAAGCTATCGCCGCTGCCGAGCCTCCATTGCCTCCCTTATGGACAGGCCGCCCCCCCCCGTCAACCCGGCCGTATTGGCAAGCTGTCAAACAGCCACAGTAAAGCTCACTTCACCCTAGGCCCTTACGAGCATTCCGGGTGGCGGTCAGCCCGAAGACCCCCCTTGCCAGGGATAAGGGGGGGGCTCTATCTAAAGCACTAACGCAACGCAGCAGGAGGAGGCATGGGGCGCGGCAGCGATGTCGACGTGAGGGCGGAGATAGCCCGCAAGCGCCGCATAGCGCTCGTTGCCGCCATGAACAGCACGTACGCCTACAAGCTGCGCGACACCGAGCTTCGCATGATGGGGTTCGCGTCGTACAAGGCATACCGCAAGTCGGCAACGTGGACGACCATCCGCAAGCGCGTCTTTGGCAGATCGAAGGGCGTCTGTGAGTTCTGCGGCGCCAAGGCGACAGAGATCCACCACTCCAGCTACCACCGCGCATGTCTCGACGGGCGCGACCTCACGTACCTGCACGCCGTCTGCCACGACTGCCACCAGTACGGTGAGTACGGGGATAGCGGCCGGAAGCTGTCGCCCGCCGCTGCCACCGAGCGTATGCGTAGCCCGCTCCGCCTAGATAGTTCTTGCCTTCCTATCCTACCAGCAGTACCATAGGCGTACCGGAACGCTGCACACGGAGGGCAAATGAAACCCATCAAGGCGCTCGTCGGATTCATTGTGCGCCACAACAACACACTTATCGCGGCCTGCTCAGTTCTTGCGCTACTCGGCTGCATCGCGACCATCCTCTCCTGCCTCTGGGGGACCGCGTACTAATGGCCACGGCGACTACCGTCGGGGCGTGCGCCGACATTAGAGAGATGTTCCCGGACTACCGCTGGCGCTGGACTGACGACCATGAGCCCGGCCAGAGATTCGACCCATACCACGTCGAGATACCCGGGCGATACGGCTCCGTCTACCTAAACGGGACCACTGGCGGTGTGACGCTCCAGGCCATGTCGGACAGGCGCGGCGTCTTTGCGCGTCTCGAGGCAATCGAAGGTGTGAGCGTGTGGCAGCGCGGCGACGACGAGATTAGCGTGCGGTTTGGCCCGTCAGAGGCGCCGGTGGTTATGGCTCTCCTGCGGTCGCACCGGAAGCCGGCCGGGAAGTCGGCCGAATGGATGGCCGCGATACGCCAGAAGGCTAGCGAGGTGACAGCCTAATGCCCTCCCCCCACGTCTTCGTAGAAGCCGGCATCTCCGACGGCATCGAGCCGCCCGTGACCGCCTACGACTGCACCCTCCCGCGCAACGACGCATTCTGCGCTGCCCTTGGCGGGGTTGGCTCGGACGTCTATAAGCTCACCCCGATCTGCCCCGACCGCGGCATCGCGAAGGACTTCTTCGTCCCGCGGGCCACGATCGAGGACTTCTTCGCGAACCTGCACCACTGGACCAGGCTCAACGTGGACGAGTGGGATGAGGCTGTCGACAGGGCCGGCGCGTCCTCGCATCTGGGCGAGCCGGAGGCCATCTCTGGCGGCCTCGGTGCGCACCTGGCGATGGGCGAGTGGTTCCGCGCGCTCGAGGCCACCGGGAACAAGGTGCGGATCACGGTCGGGTTCAACATGGAGGACTAATGAGCAAGCCAAAGTACCCGCTCCCAGACTCCGAGTGGGAGGCCCTGATGTACCGCATCGTGGATTCGAAGTACAGCGACGACGAGAGCGATGAGGCTTGTGAGTGCATCGAGAAGATCAGAAACGAGCGGGCTGAACTTGTTCGCCGCCTGGAGAGGAAGGAGAAGAAGTAGGTGCCGCTGTGCGAGGGGTGCGGGTCCAACTTTGCGGCGACTCGCGGCAAAGAGGCGACACAGCGCTACTGCGGCCCGCGCTGTAGGTATACTACGTGGGTGGCCCAAAACAGGGCCAAGCTAAACGAAAACGTGCGAGCGTATCGTGCTAGGCGATACGTCAAGGACGGGCACTGGCGCGACGAGGGGCCAGCGGCCACGTGGCTTAAATCGTGGATGCTGGAGCTAAAGGCGGCACCGTGCGCCGACTGCCGCGCGACGTTCCCGGCGTGCTGCATGGACTTCGATCACCGCGATGGGACAGCGAAGTTGTACAACGTTGGCAGCATGTTCGCGCATCACTATTCCGTCGACCTAATCAACGCTGAAATAGCAAAGTGCGACTTGGTTTGTGCCAACTGCCACCGAATTCGCACGCGCGACCGCAAAACAGGGAGTGGACGACATGGCACCAAGCATTCCATTCACGCCGTTTCCTAAGATCCCGCGCCACGGTGGCGGTTGTCGAATCCTCGAAAAAATCGACGGCACCAACGCCTCCGTCTTCATCGGCGAAGACGGCGAGTTCCTCGTCGGATCGAGGACTCGCTGGATCACGCCAGAGGACGACAACTTCGGCTTCGCCAGGTGGGCCTACAACCACAAGGACGAGCTGCTGACGCTCGGCCCCGGGCACCACTTCGGCGAATGGTGGGGCGCAGGCATCGAGCGCCGGTACGGCCTGTCCGAAAAGCGGTTCTCGCTGTTCGATACTGGCCGCTGGTCAGACCCGGCTGTGCGTCCCGCGTGCTGCCACTGCGTCCCACTGCTCTACGCCGGCCAGTACACCGACCCCGCTATTAGCGAGACGATGGCCAAGCTCAGGGAAACCGGGAGCATCGCTGCGCCAGGATTCATGAACCCAGAAGGAGTGGTCGTCTACCTGCCTGGCGCGCACTGGTCGTTCAAGAAGACGTTCAACAAAAACAAGCACAAGGGGAAGACGTAAGTGGCCTTCACCCCGCAACCAGGGATGCAGCAGGCCGTTCTCAACTCAGACGCAGAGGACATCTTCATCGGTGGAGCCCGTGGAGCCGGACGCACGACAGCCGCGCTTATGTCATGGCTGAAGCACGTGCGCGAGTACGGAGTGTACGCGCAGGGCGTTTTCGTGACGAGGTACGACGTGAGCGGCTGGCTTCCGAAGTCGGCAGAGTGTGTGTTTGCCGAGTCGGACCCAAAGTACAACAGCCTCGGGCGCGAGTTTTCCTGGCCAAATGGTGCGCGGCTATTGCTGCGCTGCGTGGACGAGCCGGCAGATGCCGTCCGGATTTTTGGCCACAACGCCAGCTTCCGAGTGTTCGACAACGCGCACGACTGGGACGACAGCCGTGTGGTCGACCTTGCGTCGCTACTGCTGGCGCCAGTCCCAATGGTGCCGACGCTTCGGATCGTCACGGGTGGGCCGTCTCCCTACGCGGAGGGTGGCGACTGGCTCGCACGTAGGTACGTGTTTGGAGTGACAGCCGGCAAGCTGTTCGTGTGGGCTGACCCCGGAAGCCGCAGCGGCAAGACGACGTCGGTCTACATCCCGGCTAGGGTCGGGGAGAATACGGCGCTGCTTTGTAGCGATCCCGGGTTCGTTGACAGGCTAAACGCTATCACTGGCGGCGGCGACCTATTCCGAGCGTGGCGCACTGGCGAGTGGAGTCAGTGACCGCCTACTGCCCGGAATGCGATGCCGACATCGACGTCGTCTACCACCCGGGCCGTCCGGCGCGCACGTACGGTCGCAACGAAGACTGCTACCCAGAGGACCCGCCGGAGCTTGAGCACCCGGATGAATGCGAGGCTTGCGGCTTCGTGTTCCGCGAGATGGACATTGTGCGCTGGATGATCCGTGCGGCCGAGGAGATCTTGGAGAGAGAGGGGATGGAGGAAGACTATGCTTGATCGCCACCCGACCCCGGAGCAGTTCAGGGCGCGCCTTCACGAGTATCTTACCGGCGGGATGGCCGAGACGTTCGCCGTCTGCTACACCCGCCTTTACGAGGACGCCAAGCTCTACTGGCACGAGGACGACGAGCTGCGCGAGGCCAAGGAGGAGCTGGACGAGGTGAAGGTCGCCCTCCAGGACGCCAGCCTGGACCTCATCGAGGCGATGGCTGAGATCGAGAAACTCAAGGAGAAGGCTGGGAAGAAGGCGAAACCAAGCTAGGGGGTGATCGCGCGACAACGCCAGAGACGGAGAGGCCCCGGCGGTGAACCGGGGCCTTCGTGCGTCCGGGGCTACTTGACCCAGTTGAAGTCGTTTGGCGTCGACGGGAATGGCGCGCTGCTGGTGCCGCCGCTACCGTTGCCGCTGCCGGCACATGGAATCCATGGGCTCCGCTTGCCCGTGCGCCACTCTGCCAGCTCTTTGGTCTGCTCGGCCAGCTTGCGCTCGAGGTCGCTCCTGGCGATCCCACCAACGGCGAGGTCGCGGCACGCATTTTCGAGGGCGGTGGTCTGCTTGGCCAGCTTGTCCTCGAGGCCAAGATTGGCGAGCCTCTCTGCGACGAGGTCGCGATGCTCCTTGCGAACGGACTCCGTCAGCATGGTCTCGGACTGCCGAAGCTCGGCGATCTGGGCCTCGAGCTTCTGGATGGCCTCGTTTCTTTGTGTGATCGTGCCGATGGCGAAATTGTGCCACGCGCCGATCGAGTTCGTTTCGAGCCTTGCGACGGACAACTCCGAGCGGATGCCCTTCTCCACGGCCGCCGCCTTCTCGATGGCCTTTAGCCGCTCGTCCGCCAGCTTCTTGTGCCACTCGGCGCGCTCGTCGGCGACCTTGGCGTCGGACTGGGCTTCGTCAAGCTCTCCGTGCAGCCAGCGGACGTACTGCTCGATATCGGCACGCTTGAACTCGCCGATGAGCTTAGGGTCGATTCTGCTGGTGGGGCGGATAGCCGGGTATTCCGCCTTCTGCCACCCGCCGACCGGCTTCTCGGCCACCTTCTTCTTGGCCTCCCTGAGACACTCCTCAGCGAACGGGGTCAGCTCGAACTTGACGTCCGGGTCGAAGTAGCAGTCGTCGTCGGTGGCGTCGTTGATGGCCTCGATGATGGCCTGCTGGCTCTCCTTGACGAGGAAGCCGGACCCGCTAATTACAGACACGACCGAGCTATAGCCGTCGCCATCCCCCCACGTGTTAACGGCAGAGATGTGGTTCGACTCGATATAGATGGCGCTTCCGTCGGAGTGTAGCGTCAATTTGATGAGCGGCATGTAGCCTCCTGCTGTGGTGCGGTTGATTGATGCTGGACGTTGGCCGCGACAAATGCCCTCTGAGCGTCGAGCGTCACGCGCTCCTTGATCGTGTACCAGATGAGTTGTAGCGATACACCGTACTCCTTGGCGAGCCTAGCCATCGCGCCGTGGACCAGCGGCTCAGCCTTTATGCGCGCAACATCTTCGTGGCTAAGCCTGCGCCCCTTGCGTGAACCGTGGACGTGGCCGTGGATTGCGTTCTGTCGCGGCGTCACCCACTCCAGGTTGCACGCCCTATTGTCTGTGCGGTCGAGGTTCTTGTGGTTGGCGTGCATGCCGTCTGGCCGCTCACCAAGGAACGCCTCCGCCACCATCGAATGCACGTAGTACTGTCTCGTCTTGCCGTTGACAGTTAGGCCGGCTACGGGGTATCCGCCGACCCTTGACGCTAGGGTGAAATAGTAGTGACCGTCACCGTCATGCCCGGGTCCACGCTTACGCGTGCCGACGCTGCGGAGGCGACCTAGGCTAGAGACCTCATACCTACCGTCGAACCCAATCACTTGCCGCCATTCTTCTTCCATTTATCAAGTATACGCTAGGCTGCCTGGCCTGTCAAGGCTTGACATTGGCACGAGAATATGTAACGATACTAAGCATTGGCGCAAGATCTATTGGCGAACGGGCGGCCCATCATCTGGGCTCCCCAGCCAGGCCCACAGACCGCCCTCTTGCTCTGTCCGATTGATGACGTATTTTTCGGCGGCGCCCGCGGCGGAGGCAAGAGCGACGGTTTGCTCGGCGACTGGCTAATGCACCTTAACTCGAATAAGGAGCACGCCAGGGGTTTGTTCTTTCGTAAGACATACCCGGAGCTTTCCGAGGTCTGGTCTCGCGCTATGGAGATCTTCCCCCACACGGGTGCCGATGCGAACAAGTCAGAGATGACGTTCACTTGGCAAGCGGGCGCGAGGCTTGAGTTTAGATACCTCGAAAACGACGACGACGCGGCCAGATATCAAGGAAAGTCCGTTTCCTGGGAAGCCTTCGATGAGCTGGGCAACTTCACGAGTTTCGGCCCGATAGACAAACTCTATGCGATTCTCCGGTCTGCGCATGGCGCGCGTTGTGTAAGACGCTCGGCCGGAAACCCTGGCGGTCCACTTACCCAACAAATCCGCGAGCGCTACATCGACCCCGCTCCCCCGCTAGTCCCGTTCAAGTGGGCGCCGAATAAGGCTAGGCCGGACCTCCAGATCGAATCCGTGTTTATCCCTAGCCGGCTCGAGCACAACCAGATACTTCTCAAGAACGACCCCGGCTACGAGGTGCGCCTGGCCGGCTCCACCGACCCCATGCTTTACCGGGCCTGGCGGTACGGCGATTGGACCGGGCTGTACGGTAGGTTCTTTCTTAACTTCGACGAGAACAGCGAGCGCTGCGTCGAGCAGCCCACCACCCTCTCGCCGTGGTTCACGAGATGGATCGCATGGGACTGGGGGTTTTCCCACGACTCCGCCATTACGTGGGGCTGCTACGACGGGTCGACCATCCACGTCTACCGTGAGCTAGCGGTAAAGGAGATGACCCCGCAGGAGATCGCCAGGACCATCGTACAGATGACGGGCAGAGACGAGCGTATCGAGTGCGTCTTCCTCTCCCCGGACGCCGGCAACAGGCGCGGCTCACCCAGGACTATCGAGCAGGAGATTCGTGAGGCGCTACCGTGGCCCGTTAAGAAAGCGGACAACGACCGCATAGGTGGGTGGGTGCTCCTCAACAGCTTGTTCCAGCGTGGCGGCCTCAAGATCTCGTCGGACTGCAAGAAGCTAATCAAGTGGCTGTCTGGAGCCCAGCGCGACACCAAAAGGCCAGAGGACGTCCTTAAGCATGACGGGGACGACCTTGGCGACTCGCTGCGCTACTTGGTTAAGACCTCGGAGATCACCCCCCGCATCCCAGACGAAGTGATCTTCGACCAGCGGATCAAGCCGCTCGTCGACAAGGGTAACTACTTCGGCGCGATGGTCGAGCGATTCAAGATCGAGGACGAGCTACACAAGGGCAAGCAGCCCGTTCGGCTGCGCGGCAAACGGAGGCGATGACATTGAAGAAGGTCGCGCTGGCTCTCGTGGCCGCGTTTCTCGTTTCGGGAATTGCAAACGGGCAGGCTGCGGAGCGAGGGAATACAGCGGCTAAGCGCCTGGACAGGCCGTACTCGTATTCGTACTTCCCGAACAACGAGTCCATCACCGCCGGCAACATCACGGTCACCGGGCAGGCGCTATTCGCGGATGGGACCAGCACCGTTCCGTCTATTTCGTTTGCGTCCACACCGACGGCAGGCTTCGGCTGGTCAGGGTCGCAGGTCAGGGTGATGGTCGGCTCTACCACGACTCAGTCGTTCGGCGGCAGCGCGACTAACTACTCGATCACGATGGGCGGGCAAACGATCATCAACAGCCCCGCCGCCGCCACCCTCCAGCTCGGAGCGGCTGCCAGCGCGACGCCAGTAGCCCAGACCCTCCAGGCGCAGGGCTCTCGCGGCGGCACGGATACCGACGTCGCCGGGGCGAACCTGACGATCCGGCCGGGGGCTGGGACGGGGGCGGCGACGGGGGCGAGCCTGCTTATCCAGACGCCCACTCCCACTACAACCGGGTCCACGGCGCAGGCGCAGGCGACGCGGATGGAGTTCGCCAGCGGCGGGATAATCACATTCCGCACGATCTACCCGGACACGACCGACGCGAGCGCGCTCGGCATCCCGTCGCGCCTGTACACGTCCGTCTTCGCATCCCGCGCCACCCTCGGCAGCAAGTCGAAGGCCCTGACGGACGGCGGCGCCGTCACCTTCGCGACGTTCACGATCGCCGACGCCGCGATGTACTCCGGCGAGGTCATCTACAACGTCAAAGCCGTCAAGGGCACCGGCCTCCAGGTGCTCGCCTCGCGCGTCCGCTTCACCGCTGCGCGCGTCGGGACGAACTACTACGTCAGCGTCTCGACCGTCGGCACCGACACCACCGCCGTCTCGACCGGAACGCTCTCCTGCCCCATCTCGATCTCCGGCACGGGCGGCGTCATCTCGCTCGTCGCGACCGCCGACACGTCGTTCGCCTCGCCCGATTCCCTCGTCGGGCAATTCCGCTTCGACTCGCCCGACGCCGGGCTGACGCTGACGTTCCCGTAAGGAGCAAGAGATGGCAGGACAGTTCGTAAATCAGGCTTCCACCGGAGCGCCGTTCTCGCCGGTCGGTGTCCTCTACGTCTCGACCGTCTCGCTCATCGGCACGGATCTCCTTGCCGAAAGCAACGGCGCCTCAACCCTCACCTGCACCTACACCGTGACCGAAGGCGCGAATGGCGTGACGCTCAACGCAAACGCGGTCTCGTCCCTCACTCAGACGACGCTCGCGGCACAGGTCCAGTCGATCAGCAACGGGACCGGCGTGACGGTGGCGGTACCGTAATGGCAACGCTCGCACGCACCACGGCGTATCCCCTCGGGCTGACGTGGGACGACTCCTCGCAGAGCGCGATGAATCTTCCCACCGGCGGCACGGCTCCGGCGCGCGTCAACATGACGACCCACGTATTCGGGCAGGCGTACAGTGTGCTCGACCTCAACGACTTCGCATTCCAGGTGAGCCACTCGATCGCGCCCGCCTCGGATTGCCGACTGCACGTCCACTTCATGTTCCCGACAGCGCCGACCGTTGGGCAGAAACTCCAGTGGGAGATCTACTTTATCTACGCCGCGCCGAACGCGGCATTCAGCGCGGAGTCCGGCCCGCACCTCGCGGAATACACCGTCGTCGCGGGTGACGTGGGGAAGCATCTCATCCTCCCCATCGTCACCTTCTCGCTCCCCGCTCCCGCCGCCTCGTGCTGGGTGCAGGGCCGCGTCCGGCGCGTGGCCGCTACCGCGAACGAGGTCAGCGTGCCGCCCGTCTTCGGATTCGTGGACGGTCACATGCAGCAGGGCTACTTCGGCACGGATGGTGAATGGTCGTGAATTCCCTCTTCCTCGCCGCGCTCCTCCTCGCCTCCTTCGCGGCGGCGGAGAGGGGCGTTGTGCCGGTCGGCCCGCGCACGACTCCGACTCCGCCGCCCGCGACCTACCCGGCCGACGGGTTTTACGTCTACGAACGCGATCCGACGTGCCCCGGCTCCTCCAACGTCATCCCGCCCGCAGCGCCCGCGATCTGCATGCGCGCCAAGGCCCTCGAATGGCTCCGCGACGAGGTCCGCTACCAGCGCCTCGCTCCCGGCCCCGCGTGGCGCGACTGCACCTACCCGAGCGATCCGGCGTGGCCGTACTGCCTCGAATACGCGTTCCTCCGCTACGCCCCTGAGATCCGCTTCGGGCAGAGCGCGAAATGGATCTACGGCAACCGCCTCCAGGTGGAAGGCTGGTACTGCGCGACGGGGATCAGCTACCAGAGCTACATCCGCGTTTCGCTCGCGCACGCGACCTACCGGCTCGTGGCCTGGGAGACGCTCAACTCCGCCCTCCGCTACCGCCTCGATCGCAAAGACCTCACCGACGGCGCGGTCGTGTCCGCCGGTGTCAACGCAGCCGCCGCCGCGTGCGGCGTGCAGTGAGGAGAGAGATGAACGCCAACAAGATCCTCGAATCCCTCGGCTGGCTTCCGGACGAGCTTCCGGACGCCGACCAGACCGACCTCGCTCTCGAGACCGCGACGCCCGAGGAGGTCGCCGCGCGGCTCAACGGCTGGCTCACGAGCCGGGCCGAGAGCACGCCGCCGTTCTACGGCGAGCTCGAGCCGCACCTGACGATCGTCCGGCGCAAGCTCTTCGGCGGGGCCTCGCACTTCAGGCGGAACTTCGTCGCGATCGCCCTCGGGCAGCAGCCGGAAGAGGCGCCCGTCGACACGGTCGGCGAGGCGAAGACGGTCGAGCAGTGGGTCGAGCGCCTCCTCCTCTGCCGCAACCGCCTCGGCGAGCATGCCGGGACGCAGGCAGAATACGATCGCAGGCTGGCGGCGTCCCGCGTCGTCCCGCCGGAGTGGCAGACCAGCGAGGAGACCGCGCGGCTCTACCAGCTCCTCGTCTGGGAGGGCTACAACCTCCCGCCCGCGGCGAGCGTGCGCGGGCTGACCCGCCAGGAGTGGCTCGACAACCTCCGGTGCGTGGACCGCGGCTGGACCCCGGCCTGGTCGCCCCGGCGCGCCGCGTCGAAGGTGCCGGCGTGAGCATCCTCAAGCACCGGGTCAACGCTGCCCTCGCGCTGGTCGTCGTTCTCTCTCTGACCGCTTGCGTCTCCGCCACCCCGCAGAAGCGCGCGTACCAGGCGCTCGACACCATCGCCACGACCGTCGATGGCGGGATGCAGGTTGCCGCCGCTCTCTACAAAGAGGGCCGCGTCTACGACCCGGCTGGCAAGTGGGTGATCGTCTCCCCCGCAGACGTACTGGTAACCGACGCCCAGTGGGACAAGCTGGCCGGCATCCACGAGAAGTACCGCCTCGCTGGCAAGGCCGCAGCCATTTCGATCAAGGCGCTTGGCCCGGATGCGCATGACATTTCGGCGATCCTGAGCGACGTCAACGCCGCGGCCACCGAAGTCCTCGCGCTGATCGAACTCTTCAAGAAAGGGGGCGCCTAATGGGGACCATCTCAGCGGCGAAGCTGGTGGAGGCCATCTTTATCTACGGCATCCCGAAGGTAGTCGAACTCATCGGCATCTGGAGGAAGGGCGGAGAGCTGACTCTCGACGAGGCCGTTGCCCTCATAGCGAAGTTCGATAAGCGCGCTGCGGACTATCTCGTCCCCCCTACTCCCGCGGGGTAGTTCAAGTGAAGACGTTCTTTGAGTCCACCGCAACCAAGGCCGTCCTATTCTACCTCGCGCTCCAACTCCTGATGGTGCTCTCGCCGATGATGGACGCAAGGGACATCGACCCGTGGGCGCTCGGCAAGGCTCTTGTTGGCGCTGTCATTGTGCTGATCGGCAACGCGCTTCGCCCCGACATCGACGCCCCCGGGTTTAACTTCCTCGGACCCAAGAAGTGACCGCAGAATCCTGTCCAATGGCCGACTGCGAGGGCAGACTTTCCGTGCTGGAGGCGTCGCTCGCAGAGGCCAAGCGAGTCGCCGACAAGGCTGCCGAGGACGTCAAACGCATTGAGCGCGACGTAGACCTCATCGGCTCGGAGATGCGCAGGCTACGCGCCGTGATGGTCGGCTCCGATGAGGAAGAGAACGGCGGTCTCCGGGCTGAAGTGCAGGGTCTGAGGGTGATGATGGCCGAGTCGCGCAAGGCTCAGCGCGTGATGACGTGGATGCTCGCCGCGTTGATTGCAGTCCTATCGCCAGACCAGCTCATTAGGCTCGCGCCCCTCATCCAGAAGGTGGTCTCACCGTGAAGAAACAGAAGCGCACCGTAGAGGCCAACGCACTAGTGGACGCGATGGCGCTTGCCATTGCTCGCCGCGAAGGCTTCTACGTGCAGGACAGCAAGGCACAGCGGAACCACAACCCAGGGAACATCCGCCCGTGGCCCGACTGTAAGCTGCCGGTCTCCGGCGGGATGATCGCGTTCCCGGACGACGAGTCCGGGTTCAAGCAGCTAAAGGCGCAGATCTACCGGAATATCGAGCGCGGCCTTACGCTCTACGAGTTTTTTGGCGGGAAGCCAGGCGTCTACGCTGGCTATGCGCCGGCAGCCGACCAGAACGACCCCAAGTCCTACGCCGAGTTCGTCGCCCGCCTCGTTGGTATCCCGGCCGACATCCTGATCTCGGAAGCTATCGCAAGCCGCGAGTTCGCGAGGGCATAGCCGAATGCTTGAGGTCACCTTCGCTGCGGCCTGCCTCTCGGTGCTTGTCGGCGTAGCTATCCTCCGTAGGCTGACGCGCGTCGAAGAGAAGCTGGATAAGCTCGAGCGGGTCGGCGTGCTGATGACGTCCGAGAGAGAGCTTAGCCCGGCGGCTCGCCCCATGAGCCCGAGGGAACGGATTCGCTGGGTTGAGCGCCGCATTAACGGCACGCAGAGGGCAACTACATGAGCCTTATGGACATCGTCCGGGACCTGATGCCAGCCCCGCGCTCAAAAGAGGGCGAGGTTGTCCCGTCGAACATCGGGGCCAACCCTGGCGCCCCCCCCGCCGGGCTCGACAGGGATACCGCTGCCAACGTCTGTCGGCTCATCCAGGACACTGTCGCCGAGTCCGACACGAGCCGCAGATGGCAGCTCCAGCGCATCCGCAAGGGCCGCGACTACTACTACGGTAAGCAGTGGCAGGTCTGGTCGATGGATCGGCAGGCGTACATCCCGATGTCGGACATCCCGTCGTCGATCTCCGGGCTGGATGACCAGGCCGCCGAGGACGACGATCCCGTCTACGCGTGGAACCTCTACCGCGCAACCGGCGAGTTCATCTCGTCGGTGATTAGCGGTGGCCCCCCGACGGTTCGCTTCTTCCCCGCGGATGCTAACAACTCCCTCGACGTCGCTACCGCCAAGGCGGCTAACGACATCGTCGAGATCTTCCACCGCACCAACTCCATCGACAACCTCTTGTCGCAGGAAGCCTACTACCTCTACACGGATGGCTTCTACGCGGCATACGTCCGGCACGTCGTCGACAAGCAGCGCTTTGGGGCTCGCGACGAGCCGATCATGGGGATGGTCGAGAAGGAGATCTCGCCGGAGATGTACGTCTGCCCTCAGTGCGGGGGCGGATACCCGCAGCCGGCATGCGAGCGCTGCCAAGTCCAGCTGGGGCCAGACAGCCTCGTCCCGCGGCAGACGACGCAGGTTGAGGAGCAGACCGGGGTAAACACGGTAGCCAACGGCAGCGAGGTGGTGGACCTTTACGGGGCGCTTGAGGTCAGGCTGCCCCCAGAGGCCCGCGATCTCCAGGAGGCGCGCTACCTGATCCTCGCGCAGGAGGTCGACCCGGCCTACCTTAAGGCGATGTACCCGGACAAGGAGAAGGAGATCGGCGTCAGGTCTGGCGGCATCGGACTCGCAGAGGAGCGCACCGCCCGCACCCAGACGCAGACCGCCTCGTGGATGTCGGGGCCGTTTACCGGCATCGACGACAAGGCAAACAAGGTCACTTATACCCGCGCGTGGGTGCGCCCGTCCGTCTTCTACCGTCTTGAGGAGCAGAAGCGCGCTGCGTTGCTAGAGGCTTACCCGGACGGCGGGTTCTTTGCGTTCGCCGGTGACGTCCTTCTCGAGGACCGCAACGAGTCGATGGACGACTTCTGGGTAATCTGCCACGCGACCCCGGGCGAGGGCTCGATGCGCCCGTCCATTGGCGACGTCATGCTGGACGTACAGGACGCGCTCAACGACCTCCTCGACGTCGAGATGCAGAACGCTAGGCACTCGGTCTCGATGATCTTCGCGGATACGCAGAGCGTCGACAAGGACGAGATCCGGCAGAGCAGGGTAAGGGGCGGCCAGATATACCCGGTTAAGCGTGTCACTGGTGACGCCATAGGCTCGCAGTTCTGGGAGAGCACTCCCGCCGGCTCCAACCCGCAGGCCATCTCGCTGCGGCAGGAAGTCTTCGGCGGCATCACCCAGTACCTCACCGGCACGCTCCCCGGACTGACCGGCCAGTCCGACCCCAACCTCAAGACGGCCAAGGCATACGCGCAGGCCCGTGAGCAGGCGATGGGTCGTATCGCAGTCGTCTGGCGCGGGATGAAGGAAGCCCACGCGAAGATCGCCCTCCTCGCTGTCCGGCACTTCATTGCCAACCGCAAGGGCGACACGACCTTCGCGAAGATGACGCCCGCCGGGTTCCGCAACAAGACCGTCAAGTTTGAGGATCTCCGCGGCCAAATCATCGCCTACCCCGAGAGCGACGAGGCGTACCCGGTCAGCGCGTCCGACAAGCGCGAGCAGCTCAACCAGCTCCTGGCTACCGGCAACCCGACCCTTGCCGCCGCTGTCACTAGCCTCGAGAACTTTGACTACTACAAGAGCGTGCAGGGTCTCGATGGCCTAAAGCTCCCCGGCGAGGACGCGAGGAACAAGCAGTACAAGGAGATCGAGCTGCTGCTCCAGGGGCAGCCGGTGCCACAGGAGATTCCGGGCGAGCCGCAGATCGACCCCAATACCGGCCAGCCGGTTATCGACCCGATGACCGGGCAGCCACTGATGAGCCCGCCGCAGCAGATCGAGGTTACGTCCTACCCCATCGAGCAGATCACGGACGATCACGACACCGAGTTCAAGGCGTGTCAGGCGTGGCTAAACTCGGACGAGGGCTGGGAGATGAAGCAGTCCAACCCCCCCGGCCACAAGAACGTCGTACTGCACGCGCAGGATCACTTCAACGCCCTTATGGCGTCGCAGCCCCCGGGAGGTGCGCAATGAGCCAGATGGTGATTTCCACGTCCGCCAAGCACGTTGCGTCCCAGCCCAATGGGACTGCATCGGCGGACACCCTCTTCAACGCGACCATGCAGTCGAAGCCGTATCCGATCAACAACGCCGATATCGTGACGATCACCGTCTATGAATCCAAGGACGCCGGCTCCACCGCCACCGTCGCGCTCGAGACGGCACCTACCGTCACCGGCCCGTGGTTCGATGTGACGTCCAGCGCCCCCATCACCGACCCGAGCGCCACTGGCGTCCAGTGGTCCATCCCGCATGCCGTGTTCGTCCGGCTGAATGTGACTACATACGCGGCCGGCAACATCCGCGCAACCATCGACGCCTGGGCAAAGAACGGGGCCAAGATCTACTGATTCCTAACGGGGCAGGTTACGCCCCGAACCGATTGGAGACACAATGACCGAACTCGAAGCTCCCGCAGTAAGCGTTGCTGCGGAAACCACAACCGCCCCGGCAGTGCAGTCCGCGCCCGCGTCTGCGTCAGAGACGCCTGCAACCGCCGGCCCGTCGAGGGAATCGCGAAACCTCGACGCGAAGGCTGATTACCTGTCCCAGATCCGGAATGCTGCAACGAATCCTCCTGTAGACCCAGCGGAAGCTGCGGTTGCTGCGGCGACGGCCGCTGCCAACGCGGAGAACGCTACGGACGCCACCGTTAACGGCGAGTCTACGCAGACGGAAGAGACGCAGCAGGCGGCACCGGACGGGGAACCCCAGGCCCAGACTGAGGAATCGGCCAAGGCACCAGTCATCCCTTACGACCAGCTCCCCGAGAACATGCGCGGGGAACTCCGCAAGGCCAATCTGGCACCGTCGGTCAAGGAAGCTCTGGCCCAGGCGTGGTACGAGCGCAAGGCGTTCCACGACACGGGCTTCTCGCTGGATCACGCGAGGCAGCTCAAGACCTTCGGATTCACCCCGGAAGCCGCTGTCGAGCGCGTGAAGCTGCACCCCACGATCAGCGACGCGCAGACGGATGCCCAGCTCGCGGACATCGCCCGTACGCTGGTGACTGACTTCCGGACCAACCCGCAGGCGATGATTGACGGGCTCCGATCGAATGTCCCTGACGGGTTCGTCGGCTTCGCGAAGGCGTTTGCCGGCCAGCTCAAGCAGGCGGCTCCGGAGGTCTACGGAGATGTCGCTTCCGACATCATGTGGACCGCCGTTTCGATCCTCGAGCGCGAACTGCCCGAGGACGCCCTCGACGAACGCGAGCACGTTGCGTACGTCAAGGCCAAGTTCTTCCCGAATCAGGCGCAGGGCCAGCCGGGGCAGACCAACGGTTCGCTCTTTAACCCCAACGACCCCATCCACAAGGAATACCAGAAGATCGTCGAGTCGCAGCAGCAGCAGCGCGCCGCTGTGGCCGGGCAGTTCGAGACTGCGCTCTATCAGTACGGCGCTGATGCCGTCAAGGCGGAGATTGCCGAGCGGTTCAAGACCGCTGCTCCCGCTGGACTAGACGAGGCGTTCGTTGGTCGCGCCGTCGACGACATCTTCAACGAGGTGTCGCGCGACGTCATCAATAACAAGAACGTCAGGGATCAGATCAACCGACTCCTCTCTGGCAACCTTTCGCAGGAAGACCTTAACGCGGCCGTCGCGCTGGTTACAGACCGCGCCCGTCCGCTCATCGCAGTCCGCATGAAGCCGCACCTGGACTTCTGGTCCAAGGCGGCTCGCAACCAGGTCCAGAGCACACCCGCAGCAGCAGCCAGGCCCGTCCCCAAGGCGGCCCCCCAGCAGGCCCCCGCGTCTACGCAGCGAGTCCCCGGAACGGCCCCCGCGACCACGTCGCCTACGGCCCCTCCGGCAGACTTCATCAAAGCCGGACGCGCCAAGGGATGGGACAACTTCAAGCTGATGCAGCAGTGGGCGGCTGGCCACAGATGAGGTAAACCATGCCCCAGAGCTACGCCGATGTCGCTGCCGTCCAGGTCGAGGCTGTTTCGCCCCTCCTGACCGGGTTCTTCGACGAAGAGGACAGCCTCTTCTCTAAGTTCGAGAAGGTCCCCAGCCAGAGCCAGTCCGGCCGCGCAATGCGCATCCCCGTCGAGCTTCGCCCGGGAGGCAAGTTCGGCTACGCCAACCTCGATAACGGGGACCTCGGAACCGGCAGCGGGCCTGTCTTCGACTACGCGGCCATGACGCCCGTCGACAGCAAGCTCGTGCTGAGCTGGTCGCTCAAGAACAAGTTCACCACGGACTCCGAGAGCAAGGCGATCGTCGACACCGTCCAGCGGACCATCGCCTCCGGTATCAAGGAGAGCAAGATCTACGTCGACAAGACGCTCCAGACAACGGGGACTGGAATCCTTGCGACGATCACGGCCCACGCCTCCGCCCCCACCTACTCCTGCGCGGGTAACGGGTTTGGCGTCCGCCTCCTCCGGTTCAATCAGCCCGTCTCGATCTACGACGCCACCCAGGCCGCTCTCCGCGGCGAGGTCTACGTCGCCGGGATCGACTACAAGAACGAGACGGTCACCCTCTCCTCGACGCTCGCTGGCGCCATCACGACCACCGACAAGATCTGCGTCTCCGGCCTGACGGCGACCCCGCCCTCGTACATTTTTGGTCTTCCGTTGAACTAGGTAGCGGAAGTAAAAGGACGCTGTATCGGCGAAACACTCTCAGAGTCAACGCCGAGGGAACCAAATGGTAACAGACGCAGAAATTGGATGGCTCGCGGGAGTGATCGACGGAGAGGGCAGTATTACTATGGCTCGCCGCTCCGATTCACATGCGTTTCACGTATGGCTGACGATCACAAATACACACGTCCCGCTACTTGAGCGCGCCAAGGACATTTGTAATCGCATCGGGGCCGACAAGGTCTACCTGCATTACAACGACAAGCGCCATCTCAGGACGGGTGCTGCTCAGAAGCGCCCGTGCTACCGGATCTACGTCGGAACCCTCCCAGGGATCACGCTCATTCTCGAGACCGTGCTCCCGCAGTTGACCGCAAAGCGCGCCCAGGCCATGCTCGTCATGGAATATGCCACTGGCCGCTCTGCGTCAGCGAAAAAGAGGGCGAGTGTACGCGATCAGGAGATTGCAGTAGCCGTCTCCAATCTGAATCGCGGCCGTTTGGACTCCGTAGAGACTGCACGCGCCCCTCGCGCAAGCGAGATGACACAGTCCGATCTGCATGGCGACATGCAGAGGGTGGCAGAAATGACCACCCCGGCCACGGTGGCAGCGTAATGAAGGTTATCCTTCTCGCGCTGACCCTCCTGGTTAGTAACAACAATGACCACCACAACGCCTCCACGGCCGGCACCTGGCTCTCGTGGACGCGCGTCAACTACCCCGAACTCATCACCCCCAACGTGGCCGCCGGGTCCACCAACCTCACCATCGAGTACGTCCACAAGCTCATGGCTCTCATGGAGGGCGAGCTGGCCGACGTGTTCGAGAGCGGGAACTGGACTTGGTACATGCACCCCAAGCAGCACACCCAGCTCATCCAGCTCATGACCCAGATCGCCGAGATCCACCTCCCGATGGGCGGCGGGAACGGCGAAGTCGACCTCGCGTTCAACCGCAAGCGGCAGCGCGTCCTCGCGTCCGTCCCCGTGATGACGTCGATCAACGCGGACCAGTCGCGGCTCGACCTCATCGACCTTCAGAACTGGATGCGCGGCACGTACAAGGATCTCGGCTTCCTCTCCCTCGGCGGGAAGACCGTCCTCCCGGTGCCCAACTCCACGTCCTACAACGCCACCGAGATGTCTATCCTCGCCTGGAGCCAGCAGTTCGCCTGCAAGAACCCGCGGCGCGCTGGCTACATCTCTGGCCTGACCGTTCCGTTCTGATCTAGCTGACCGGCGGGAGGGGAGAAACGCGATCTCCTCTCCCGCTTCTCTAGGAAAGGAAGCGTAGCTTGCACATCGTCTGTACCGGCGTCAACCATCTGAGTCCCCCGCCCGGCGTCCAGGAGTTCCTGACGCTACACGGCGGCCGGAATCTCTTCGGCGAGCCCAACTTTAGGGTCGTCTGGAGCAATGGTCGAATTGTCAAGCGCACTCGGCGATTCATTGACGTGGACAACCACGGGAACGTCATCCGTCAGGCGGTTGCAACCAAGGACATCCAGCGGTACAATTATCCAGCAACTCGCGATCGCTTCGTGATCGAGCGCTGGCGCCCGCCCGAGTTCTACGGAGACCCGGATACGTGGCAGCGCGCGAACACGAAGCTGATCGACGGGCATCTCGTCCAACCCATCGGCGAATACCCAACCCGCGGCGAATACGAGCACATCGACACAGTCGAGTGGGTCGACGAGGCTGGCAACCGCTCGTTTGCGTGGCCAACTCGGGATTACGTGCGGTTCGTGGTCGACTCCTCGTTGTACGTCCAGCATCTCTCGGTAGACGAGATCGCCGCCCAACTCGAGGCCGAAGACGAGCGGAGCGACGAAGCCCTCTTTAACAAGATCCTGGACAAAGTTAAGGACGCCTCCCGCCCCTTCGGCGGTATCCAGCCGTTCGTCTCGATGGCTGGTCTCAATCGGGTCAACTGAAAGGAGCCACTGTGGCAAACGCGCTCATCTTTAGTGTCAACAAGGACGACGTCTGTGTCGACGTCGGCCAGCTCGGCGCTTACGTTGTGAACGGCGCCGGCACCAAGTTCTGGGGCAAGACCAGCATCTGCGACAGGGCGGTCCCCAAGGACTTCGGCGACGACCGCTTCGACAGGGTTGTAGTCACCGGGGACGAGATCGCAAAGGACATCGTCAACCGAAACAACGAGGACGGCTTCTTCCTGATCGAGGGCAAGGAGCCCAAGCCGGAAGAGGTCCAGAAGGCCACCAACGACTTTAAGGCGGTCTGCGTCCACGTTGTCCGCCACGCCGACGCTCTCTGGGAGCGCACCCGCAACCGCGAGATCATCTCCGAGCGCGCCCGCCGCGCTGCCCGCTTCATCGGCGCCGCCCCCGAGTGGCTCGACCAGTCGCTTACTGACGACAAGAAGAAGTGCCCCAGGTGCGCGGAGCTTATCAAGGCTGAGGCTTCCTGGTGTAAGCACTGCCAGTACGACCTTAGCACTACGAAGGTCGCCGTGCCGGCCTCGAGGTAATTGCCTATGGCCCTCCCGACGGTTGCAGACGTGAACGGGCAGGTGCGGTCCATCGTGGCCGATTCGTCGTCGGACTATCTCACCGACGCGATCCTGCTCCCCTACATCCAGCGCGCGTACCGCAAGGCTGCTCGCGTCCTGCGCGCCGCCGGGATGAGGCTCCTCGTAAAGGACTGCGCGCCCATCGCGGTCCTCACCACCACGTCGCAGCTCGACCGTAGCGGAGCTGGCGTTCTGTACCCGTCGGACCTCCTGCGCCCGATCCTTTTGCGCGAGAAGCCAGCTGCGAGCACCGAATACTCGCAGATGAGTCAGCAGCAGGAGCCAATGTACGATAGGACGCCAGTGCTGCTGCGTCAGAACTGGGATTGGCGGGCCGACTCCATCTTCTTCCCGCAGTCCACGTCCGCCGGGGTCATCGTAATCCGCTATGAAGCCGACCTCCCCGCGCTCGCTGGGAACGCCTCCGAAATCCTCATCCTCGACGCCGTAGACGCCATCGCGCTCATCGCAGCCGCCTACACCGCGCAGGCCCGCGATGAGGTGCAGACGTCCGCGGCGTTCATGCAGATGGGGGTCGAGGATCTCGGGCTCATCGCCTCTGCCGAGACTGGAATCAAGGCGGCCCGCGCCGCCAGCTTCGGGAGGCAGTAATGGCTACGCCCTCCACGCTCCTGATGACGCGCTCGGTTGCGACCAACGTCAACCAGCCGGGCAGTCGCCAGTTCACCGACCCGGAGATCAAGGAGTTCCTTAACCGCGCGCTTGGCGTGGTCCAGATGGGCCTCCAGAGCCACGGGGTAAGGGACATCCGCGTCGAAGCCGACATCACTCTCCCGGCCAATACCAAGTCAATCACGTCGTCCACTACGCCCGCTCTCCCGACCGGATTTGCTTCGCCAATTCGTCTTTGGGAGAAGAACGGGGATCTGTGGCAGGACATGTTCCAGGCGAAGGACCACCTTCCCCTCAACGCCATCCCAGGCGACCGGCTCGCTTGGTGGGAGTGGCGGGACCAGGGGCTTCGGTTCGTGGGCGCGAACGTCGCGGTGCAGATCAAGGTTCACTACCGGACGGCTGTCACCGACATCGCCTACCCGCAGGACTCGATCTCCCTGTCCAACCTGACCGAGGTGATTATCGCGAAGGCAAGCGCAATCGCGGCAGTTATCGCCGGTCTCTCTACGGCTCAGTATTTCGAGCAGCAGTTCCAGACGCTGTTCGACCAATACCTGAGCATCGACGCCAAGCACGGACAGGCTACCGGGTTCCGGCGCAAGAGGCGCCGGATCGGACTCCCGGTTTGGAGGTACTAGATGGCTACTGCTACCGCTACGTTCACCCGCAACAAGGCCAAGCTCGACGTTTCCGAGCGCTACGTCACGATCTATGGCACCGTTGCCATCCAGGCATCGCCCGCCACCTACGCGACCGGCGGGCTCACGCTCGACCTGTCCGGCGGGGTCCTCTCCAACGACCTTCCCGAGGACGTCAACATCTACGACGATCCCGCCAACGGCTTCCTCTACTCGTTCTCGACGGGCTCCACCCTCAAGAACGGAAAGGTGATGATCTGGGGTGTTACTCCGACGGATGCCACTGCCGGCGTTGTTGCTCTCACTCAGTTCACTAACGCTACCGCCATCCCTGCCGGCGTCAGCGGAGCCTCCATCAAGATCAGCTTCAAGCTCCGCAAGGGACGCTGACCCGATGATCGAAGGATTCGAGCCCGTCGTAGTCGATACGCTCGGGGGTCTTTGTACGCTCGTCGAGCGCTCTGATCTCCCGGTTGGCCTGTCTCCGCTCGCCAAGAACGTCGAGTTCTTCCCGGGCGGGGTTAGGTCTCGCGACGGGTTCGCGTCCTACATCGACTTCTCCCCGGCCACCGACCCGCCCAGGGCTATCTACGAGCATGTCTCCGGGCTGGGCAACCGCGGTACGATTACGTACAGGGGCGGGGTTGGGTCTCTAGACAACAACGGAACGGCGTTCATGTCGAACATCGGCGCCCCATCCGGGTTTTCGACAATGAAGGCCGCCTCGCTGTACGGGCGCGCGTTCATCTGCATTAGCGACGGCCGCAGAGGGCTCGTGCCGCCCATCCAGGTTGGCGACCCCGCCACCCTATCGCACTTGTCGTTCCTGGGTATGTCCGGCGCCGGAGATGCGACCGCGCTCTTTGCTGGCGTCGGAGCATTCACACCGGGGCGCTACTTCGTTGTGGTTGCGTTCGAGACGGCGACTGGCTACATCACTGGCGCAACGGTTCTCAACTACGACACGGCAACCGTGCTGAGCGGAACGCTCAACCTGTCCAACATTCCCATTGGTCCGCCAGGCGTAACGAAGCGCAGGATCTTCGTGTCGCTCCCGAACTCGTTCGACCTGTATAACCCTGCTGGCGCGACGATCGACGACAACTCGACCACCACGCTTACGCTGTCGTTGAGCCCCGCCGAGATCGCAGCAGGGCTTCCGTACTCCGGATACATCACGCTACAGACGCCAACCGCGCACCTGGGCGTTGTAGGGTACAACAATAGGTTGTTCGCGTGGGGCGGCGACGGCAAGCTCAATTCGTTCTACGGCCCGACGTCGTCAGGCATCAACCCGACCTACTCGTCGATTGGGCTCGTCAACCTCGACTTCGGCGCCGCAGAGGCGGCCGAGTACGTGTTTAACCCGCTCGGCGAGTACCGCAACTGGACCGGCGTGACCCCTCTCGGGACAGGGAGCGTCATCAATAGCGCCACTAGCGGGCAGCTCCTCAACTTCTACCGGATCGTATCGGACGGGTCGGCAGTGACCGGGCTGATCGAGCAGGGCTGGGGCGGCCTCTCGTACAGGCCAAACCGCGACTACCTGGGCACGTACTACCTCAACCCGGGCCGCAAGTTCGGCGTCAGGGCGAGGGTCCGCAACGTTAACGGCGCATCGGTCGGCAGCCTCAGGATCGAGCTTTACGAGGCGACGTCGACCGGCCCGGCGCGCAACCTGCTCGCTACCCTCATCGTCCCAGCGGCCTCCATGAGCGCGAACTGGTCCATCTTCGAGGCGGACGGGACGGTCGAAACCACAGGCATGCCGAGCGTGGCGATGTCCGTGTATGCCAGCGGCGTGTCGAACACGAAGGCCATCGACGTGGCCAACATCGAGGTGTACGACAACGAGTACAAGCGCGGCGCCTCTACTATCGACGGCTCCATGGCGTTCGACCCGGAGTCGTTCGACGTAGTGAGCGGGCGCGTCAGTGTTAGCCCGAACGACGGACAGGAGACGCGCGACGCATTCGTACTTCGCGGTAACCTGTACATCTGCAAGGAGAAGTCGCTCTACGTTACGCAGGACAACGGGCAGGAGCCGGCGTTCTGGAGCGTGGAACTCGTGTCCTCAACGGTCGGCACGCCGTCAGTCCACGGGGTTGGGATTGGGGATGGCTGGGTTGTCATCGCCGCTCGAGACGGACTCTACAAGTTCGATGGCGGAGCACCCGAGAAGATTAGCCAGGAGATCCAGCCGACGTGGGACCTGTTCGACTGGTCGCTCGGCGAGCAGATCTACGTGGCGGTGGAAACGCAGCACCAGTTTATCGTCATCGGCGGCCCGACTGCCACTGGCGGCTTCCAGCAGATCAGGCTCAACTACGTCGATGGGTTCGACTCCCCGCTCGGCGACGGCAACGGCAGAAAATGGAGCACCGACACAAGGCTGTCTGGTGTCACTGAAACCGGCGCATTCAACCACGCCTACCCGATCACCACCGCCAAGGGCCTTCAGACCATCGCGTTCGCGGTATCCGACGACAGCAAGCGCATCGCGGTCGCCTCGCCCGGCTCGACATCGGACTTCTCTGGGGCTATCAACTCCATGTACGAGACGGCGCCGATCGGCGGCGACATGAAGCGCTCGCTCTTTGGGCGCGTCGGCATGAAGATTCGCGGCGTCGGGACGCTTCTGACCAACTTCATCCGTCCGGACTCGTCGCTCGTAGCGCTTCCCAACAGGACCCTCTCCGCCAACCCGCTGCACGACGTCGAGATCCGCACGCAGCAGACCGATACGCAGCTTGGTGTGAGGGTCAATACCAACGCAGTCGGCTCCTACTTCATCCTCAAGCGCCTGGCGGTATGGCTCAAGCAGGCCCCCTTCTCAGCCCTGCGTGGGTACTAATGGCGCGCGACATCGTCGTCCCGAAGATCGCCTCGCAGTACGGCAACCCGCCGCTCTACGAGACGCTCAAGGACATGGTGCGCAGGGTATCCGCTCGGTTCGGCGAGGTCGACGAAGCTATCTCCGGCGTCTCGTCGAGCCTGTCAGCAACGCTCCCCACCGGCTCCGGAATGCTCTGGTATACGGCCACGGCTCCCGCTGGATGGCTCCTCTGCGACGGCACGGCCATTAGTAGGTTCGGCGACACGGCCAGGCTGTTCGCCCTCTTGGGGACAACCTACGGCGCTGGCGACGGGTCGACGACGTTCAACCTGCCGGACCTTAGGCAGAGGTTCCCGCTTGGGCTTGCCGCGGCTGGCACTGGCTCAACCCTCGGCGGAACCGGAGGTGCCATCGACCACGTCCACTCGGTCGACCCGCCAAGTACAACGAGTGGTGGTCCGAGTGCGACAGTAACCGTGTGCGCCACCACCCCCACGACGGTCGTTGCGAGCC